AATTGCCTTGTTAACGACTTGTAAAGGGAATTTTGATAATTCCTTTTCACTTACATTTAAAAAAATAGAAAGTGCCTTCATCGTTTTGTCGGATGGTGACATTTCCCCAAGCGAATTGTATTCCACCATTTGATAAAGTGGTATCTCGCTTAATTTGGTTGGTATTGTTAATTCCATACATAATTAACGTATGGATTTTGGTTTGTTTTATCGGACATCGTATTGACCGAAATTCCTCTTCATTCCAAAATGCTGCATCATAAAATATCTAACCGAATCAATTGAATGGTCTATGCCACTCGGCGCACCCGTCAAATTCCCACGTTTGTCCTTATCCCAAATATACCCACGCAACTCTTTTATTAGGTTGGTACTTCTATTGGTGACTAAAAAGTCAAATCCCATTATCTGAATGCCGTAATTAATACTATCCTTGCCCTTTGTAACGCCTTTAATCTTCTTTCCGTACCTTCTTATATCGTCGATGCTTTTGGGTTCTGCAGAATCGGCATATACCATTACCTCGTCGGGGATTATTTTGGCAATGTCGCTATTGAGCATTCCATTTCGGTAACATATCTCATCGAGTATAATCTCTTCGTTATATTGATATACCGCAACTATTGCGGTCGGGTCAACGCTATATCCAAAATCCAAGCCATAACCTAATAATCTCGCCTCCTCGGGTATAGTATCAATAGTTTTCCAATTGCTAAAAACAAGCCCTTCTAAACTACCAATTTCCCCCAATCCATATACCCTCCACCAATTCCGCCAATACTCACTTGTTACCGCTTTGTCTTTGGCTTTTTCAATTTCCTTTACAATGCTTTTATCAAGTGCCTCATTGTCTTTATGAATCAGGTTCACCCACCAATTCGGTATCTACCCAAAACTCCGCCACTGGGTTATAATCCAAGTATATAAATTTACGGGTACGGATGGCCATTTGGTAATAAGATTCCCAATCGATATTGTTACACTCGTTTACAAATAAAACATCACGCCTTGCGCCTCGTAATTTGTCGGGTTGGTCTGCGCTAAAAAACTCAATAAAACTTCCGTTGGTAAATTTGTAAGTCAGACTTGATTTATTCCAGTTATCGTCTTTGTACATTCCCACCATGTCCATAATTTTAAGAAAGTCACGGATTGCACCCCTTCTTAAATGGGGAATAGATTCCGCTACAATACTAATTTCTATGCCCTTATTTTGTACGGCATAGGTAATGAGCATTGGAATAATGCTGAACGTTTTGCTCGAGGATGTGCCGCCCCTAACTATTCTCACCCGTTTTTTTAAACGTGCAATTTTGGTTTGTGCGGTCGTTTTTTGTAGCATATCGTTGATGTCACCGAAATGATGTTATAAATTGTTTATTTCCTTCCTTACATCCAACCAATAGTTTAACTCTTTGTTGGGTGTTTCAAACTCGTGCCAGTCGATTGCTTCGATTATTTCGTTTACGTTAATTATTGCACACGCAATGCCTTCTTCACGTTGTTGCAATCCAACCGTACTGAATTTGTTTACCAGTTCAATTGCTTTTTCTTTTGGTGTCATAGTGTCGCTTCTTCTTTTATTAGCCATTGTAAATATACATCCGCCTTTTGCAAATCCTCAAGGCCATTCTTGCGGTCATATCTCCAAAGGTATTTCATTATATTCCCCTTAAGGAATCCTTTAAATTGTTGTTGACTCATAGATGCCTTAATGGCTGCAATACATTCTATTTCGCCCTTGTAATGGCTTGGTTCTTTTACGTTGTCTTTCATCGCTTCAATTACATTAATCATCGGTATCCAAATTTATCCCGTTAAATATTGGCTTCTCTGCTTCCTCGTTAACCTGGTGCTGCATTGATAGTTTGCGCAATTCCTCATCGTTAGAAAGCAACTTCATTAACGCCAGTTGTAAGGTTGCATTTTCACTTCTAAACCATTTGGAACGCATTGATACTTTGAGGTTAACTCTAACTTCTAATAACGCCGATTTTATAGCGTCAGATTCGTTAAGTTTATGTTCATAAAATGTCGGCTTGGTGCAAGGCAAGTAAGCAATAATATCTTCTATGAAAAACAACTTGTGTTTCTCGATTGCATCTAATGCCAATTTTTCCAATTCATCAGTTTTGTAGGCCATATCAATCTATTAGGTGAATAATGGGTTTCTTTTTAATTTGACGTGCTTTGTGCTTTTCTATTGCTTCCTTTGCTTTTTCTAAAGATACACGATTACAAGAGCCGTAAAGATACCTACCTTCACTTGTGAAAAACCCATACCAAATATCATTCCAACAAAGCCATCTTTTGTATTGCGGATGGTAAAAACCACCCTTTTCTACTATTCTATATTTAATTTTTGCCATCGTGTTTAAATATTATTTTTCCATCGGGTGTAACTTCGTGTTGTTCATCGTCGGCAATGGATGCTTTTTGTATTCCCTTTCTTTTCATTAGGTGGGAATTGTGCACACTTCGCAAATAGTCTTTGTGTTGCTTCTTATCCCCGAGGGATTCGTGGCAAGGTCTGCAAAGTGCCATTATGTTTTCAATCTCATCTCTATCGCCTTTGGGGTTGCCTCCCATTCCCTTCGCTTGAATATGGTGGATGTCAACGGCCACCGCTGCGCATACCTCACAATAGATTGTATCGCTTGTGTCGTAACCGAAAAAATCGAAATAGGTTTTTGTGTATCTTTTCATTGGTAGGGTAATAAGGGGATGGGCATCCAGTAGGTAACTTCGTTTAACTGCTCACCCGTATGGGCTTCAAACCAAAGGCCATCGTCATAGTATGCAACATATGCGACATCATTTCCGACCTCGAAAACCAAAACGGGTGTGAAATCGTCGGGTAATTGATTTAGTGTATTTCTATATGCTTTCATTTTTGTAGTAAAATTTGCACGGCTTGTTCAAGTGTTGATGAAATCCGATATAGTTCGTCTTCGATTCTATCCGCTTCCTCTATCGAATAGGTCAAAGTTATATTTTTGGTAAACTTGGGCTTTGATGGGGCTTTTTCTTCTTCTTCATAATCCAACGGTAAATTTAATCCCCATTGTGCTACTTCTTCTACTTCCCATTCATTGGCTATGGTATCCCAATTCCAACTTCCATTAGTTACATTATCCCTAATTACAATTTCCCTTTCCTTTTGCTCGGTCAGCCCGTGAAAAATGTAGCACGGTACTTCTTCCATCTCAAGTTCTCGAGCAACTTTTAACCGTTGGTTTCCACCGATGCAAACTAACTGCCCCGTTCTATCAGATAATAGCAAAGGCCGTGCCTCAAAGTATTGCGTATTTTCCAAAATAGAATCCTTTAAAATATCAAAATCAAACTTGGATATTCTTCGGGGATTATTCGGGTAGGGTATAACGTGCGATGTTTTAACCTTTTGCATATTCTTTGTAAACTATATCTATTTCATCAATCATTTTTTTCCATTCCCGAGGGTTACAATTGCACGGGCGATAGAATGACCGCTTACCAAAAATCCTATTCCAAATAATTGCTATCTGGTCGCTTTGGTCTTTGCTTAAATATTCGGTTTGAATGCTTTTGAAATTCCCCCACCAATAAAACTCGGCTTCGGTCATACACTTGGGCGTTTTGGAATAAGAGAATAACTTATTGAGTTTTTCTTTTCTTTCCTCGCATCCGCAATCCTCACCCAACGCCCATTCGACCGCCTTTTTAATTCCCGTTGCTCGTGTCACCTTCTCGATGGTATCTCCCAATCCTTGCGAGGGCTTCCTTTGCGTTGTTCGCTTCTTGGTAACTTTGGTATTGCTCATAATTTTGATATTTTATTGTTTGTTTTATGTTTTTTAATCGGTTGAAAATGGAGTGTAAAGGTATCCCAGTGCGCTCCTCAATATCTCGCATACTTAATTTATAGACAAAATGCAGTTCGAGTAACATTTGGTCATAATCCCCCATCGTATCAATAGTTCTTTTTATCGATTCCATTAAGTCTTGATATGCAAATTCACTTGTATCAGGAGATTCTATCGGGTCGAATTGCAATTCGTCATAACTTTCACGGCTTTCTTTTCGGTGGGCATCTACGATTTTGCTGCGGATAATTGAAAAAATATAGAATGTGTTAACCTCGTTTGTTTTGTATTCGATACGGCTTAACATATCGGGGTTTTCAAGTAATTTTAAGTACATCTCTTGCACTATATCCTCGGGGGTGGCGCTACCCAAGTAAGTGGCCATTTTAATCCATTCAGTATTTCGAGATGCAATCATTTCAATCGTTATCATCTATATAAATTACGACCTCATTCATAAATTGTTCTATGCTTTTACAAATAACGTATTTATAACCCTCCCGTACGGCTTTGCGTTGAAATTCCTTTTGCGATTCGCTTTGCTTTCCTTTGTCGGTTTTTACCTCTATCCATAACCCGTGGTACTTATTATTTGCCTTCATTAAAAAAAGGTCAGCAACTCCAGCAACAACGCCCTCCCTTTTAAGGATTGCGCCCGTAATGGCATTGCGTTTATGCCCGTTGGGGATGGCAAATAATGTACATTCAGGATATTTGTACCCGAACCATTTTACCATTTGTTGTTGGATTTGGCTTTCACTCATACTTTTTCAGGCGTTTTATCGTCGTGGTGTTATTGCATTGGTATTCATAATCGGGTGTGTATTTTCGGTCTAGGCGATAACGATTTTTAATCGTGTAAACATAACGCAATGACATATCTAATCGCTCCGCTATTTGGCTTGGATTCAAGTTAAAGTCCTCCATTAGCAAAATTACGGCATAGTGTAAGGGTGGTATTTTCATTTGTTACCTCCCTGTATTACTTTGTTAATTCTATCAAATAACTCTTGTAACTCATTTACGCTATCGATGCTCCATCCTTCTGTTCGTAAAACATAAAAACAACCACCGTCATTATCTATACCAAGCGATGACTCGCATTCAATAGTGAGTATTTCAATTTCCTCTGTCGTGCCATTTCCATTACCTTCTTGGTCA